GGAGGTAGCGCTTATGAGTCAGATTTTCCAAAAGCTTTGCCTTCAATATCTGATTTAAAATATTTAAATCCCACTACTGCATCAATGAGCTATAAAATACACTTAAGTGGATCACAAGCCGATGCAGAAAAGCTTCAACAACTTGTTGGAGGTGTTGCTAGTGGGCCAATTAACGCTACTATGTATAATGGACTCCCAAGACTAGGTAGAGATCCTTATTCAAATGTTGCATCTAGCTTTTAGGTAGTATTATGATTTTTGGCGCTGGCACTCAAAATGCAAACTTAAAAAACGCTGCGCAAAAAAGGGTAGATCCAACTCCAAAAACAAAAGCAGTTAGCAATCTTTCTGCTAAGATATCTTCAACCAAAAATGTTTCAAGCTCTCCAAGTCCAACTATAGAAAAAGCTAGCAGAACTCAAAGAACTTCTGGACCATCAGATCCAGTGAGGGGTTCATTTGAGGGTTTGGATAGATCATCAAAAGCAGTGATACTTCCAAAGGGAGCTGGCTATGACAATAAGAATTTTCAAAAAGCAAGATACGCAGAAAAAAATAATTTTAAACCATTAAATTATGGCTCAAATAACTTTGCAGCCTTTAAAAAAAATGGTAAAATAACAAGGTACGGATCTTCTGTAGCAAAAAATAGTTCAGCCAACAAAATGAACGCAAAGCTATCAGTAGAAAAAATGTTTAGGTAATATATGTCAGATACTCAAAATACTTATACTTCTTCAACTCTTTATCCATTTGGTGGTTGGGCTAATACTACCAATGGTTTTGGTCCGAGTGGTTTTGACATACCTTTTAACAATTTATCTAATGAAGCAAAAGAAAAAGTTAAGTTTTTATTTAATGAACTTCCAAAAGCATTAGACGAAGCAGGAAAATCATACCTTGGCTTAACTCGGATCAACAATACATGAAATATTTTCTGTTAGCGCTTCTGCGCATCAGCTAGATAAAAAATATAGAAAAGAATTATTTGATAAAGTATTAAACTCTGGTATTTTAGATTTAGTTGAAGAGATAGGAGGACTAAGAGAGTTTTCAAGACAAAGATTTTCTAGCCTTGAGTCTTTGACTGGATCACCAGAAAGCAGAGATTCAGATAAAGCTATTAATGATCCAGAAAGAGACATGAGATGGCAAAACGCCTTGATCAGAGTAAGAAATTTCTTTGCAAGAGAGCCAATAACTCTTTCCATTATTTATCAGTATTTTCCAAATTTAGCTAATCTATTTTTATCTGCATTAGCAGCAACAGCAGACTATGGTCATATGGAGGACGATCCTCTTAATGATACAAAATATATCATGGAACAAATGTTTAAATCATTTGGTACCGATAAAAATACTGGAGAAGCAGTATTTGAACCAGTATGGGAAACTAAAGACTTTCTCACAGTGCAGAAACTGCAAAAAGCAATTGAAAGAATGGCCATTCCCTCAAATATTGCTCCAGCCACACCAGACATATTTCATTTAAGAATAGGTGCTGCCAATTTCTATGTTCCTCCAGTTTCTATATCAATTAACACCGCCTTTAAAACTGGAAGCATGACGGGTGGAGCTATTAGACAAAAAGCTTCTCCAAAATTCAATTCTGGTTATAGAGAAACATCTATAAATATTAGACTTTATTTTCCTAATTACGAAAACATATGGGGAATAGATGTTGATGATGGATCAAAACTAAGTGTTAATTCGGATTTCAAAATTGACTTTAATGATGAAGCTGATACAGAAAAGGTAGACAAGTTTCTTTCCTCTTTAAGAGGTTTGGTAGCAGCCTTTAAATATTCTCCAATTCTTCCTGTTAAGAATCATTACTTAAACAGCGTTCACAAAATTACTGGCGTTGCATTAAATTCAATGAGCATATCGACTATTCCAGATTATCCATTTGCGCTAGTTGTAGATCTTGAGCTGTTAAACTTTAATCACAAACCCTTCTTGCCTATGATTAAAGATTTTAATCAATCAGTTCACTGGGGTAAATATAGACATTTTATGGGTCGCGCTGCCGGAGCAATGTATAACTATATTAGTCAAGATTTTATATCTGAATCAGATAAAGAAATGGAATCATCAAACAAAGTTTTTGGCGCAGACAACTCAACAAGAGGTGTTTCAAATTTAGGCCGGAGAAGATGCTCAGTACGCTGATAGAACAGATGCAAATGGAAATAGTGGATTTGGTAGAACTTCAATTTCAACTGACGTTTACGACGATCAGACGTCAGTGCTCAAAACTAATGTTATAAAAGAATGGGAAGATGGAAAACACATACAGTTATATATTCCATCAAGCGTTCAGTCTAAAATATTTACTCCAGATATTTCTTCATTTAGAACTTCAGAAGAGGTTGCTAGAACAGACGTTGGTAGGGGCTTTTGGGAGAGCTTACTTGACAGGTTTGGGCCAAGCAGTGATCTGACAATGCCCGCGATTCCAAACGATACATCTTCTGCAGCTACTCCGTCGTATATTGGATTAACTATTGGTCAAGCCGAGTTAAAAAGACAAAAAGACAGAATGTATAACGCTGCTTATTCCGATTATAAAGATGGTGGTTCAGGATCAGTTCTTTCTTATTATATTGAGCAAGAAACAGATAAAATTGCAAAAAGAAAACAGATAAAATTTACAGATGACAATAAGCGTTCTAATTCAGAATGGATGGCAATAAAAGCTAAGGTTGAAGAAGAACTAGTAATGGCTTTTAATGTTTCCTTGTATGAAAGATTCTTTTCCAACGCAGATGTTATTGGTCTTTTGGAATCGGCTCAAGCTCGTCAAGGTTCGTTCTCATTTAGAGAATGGGACGTACCAATGATGAAACTTGATCTAGACCCCAATGCTGTGATAGTAAATGCAGTAACAGTTAGCCTGGCAAATAATCTAGCCAAGATGCAAATTCAAATGGAAGATGAGCCAACCTATCAACATATAGGCGCAAAAGACAGTTTTGTCAGTATGTCTTTAACAATCTTTGGCGAAAAAGAACTAAGAAAAATTAAAAACATGTTTGACTTTTTGTCTGGCTTAGCTAGGTTAGAGCACGCTGCTGGCGTAATAGGTTTTATGGGAATTAAAAATATTATTACCGCTCTTGCTGGAATTAAATATGTTTTACCATTGTCATATAATGTTAATACTATTCCAAACTATCCGCATGTATATCAAGTCGAATTGTCTCTTGTTGACTTTGACGTTTTCCAACAGAAGAGGGAAATGATTAGTAATGAACAACAGAAAAAATTTATTGAACAGTTTAAATCAAAAAGAAATCCATTTTTACGCTTAAAGCAAAATTGGGGAGTATTTAATGCTTACCCAGATTTGCCTCTTCAAGTAAAAGATAGCCTTGGAGAAACTGTTGGAACTTTAGATCCAGATTTTTATTTTAGATCTTTTGAAACATTTGACCAAGATCTGATTAATACGACAATAGACAGAGACGAGTTTCATATTCCTATTAAGAGTGATCTAGACTCAATTCAACTAACAGAAGCAGACAAGGCAATAGCAGATACAATTAAACAAAATCTTTTGTTAAGCAATGGGTCAATACAGGAAGCAAAAAAGTATCTTATTGATGACCTAAAAATGGAGCCAGCTAAAGCTATGATGGTTTTTAGAAAGGCTATATTTGATACTGACAACGATACGATTATTGAACAGATTGGTTTAAATAAAAGCAGAAATGTTGCAAATAAGTTTCCAGATATATGGAAAGATTTTATAGACACTTTTGTTGATGAGCTTGGTGTTGAACATACTTTTGCAGATCTTAAATTTACAACAGAATATGGCGAACTAAAAATTGGTGATCTTGTAACTGGATCTAAGGAGCAAATAAAAGCATTTAATTCCTTAGTTATGGAAAGTGAATATTCTCTTAAAGAAGGCAAGCTTCCTTCATTCGATCCAGATGAAGTCCCATATGGAGGAGTAATATATTATATACCCTCTGCAGACTCCGCCGATTTGGGTAAAATCCCTTGTATCTATCAAACTCCAGATGGAGGATTTCTTTTAGGATATTCTTCCGAAGAAGATGGTAGATTCTATATTGCTCTAGACAACCTTAATGTAGTTCCAGATGCAGATGGAAACGCAGTTTTGCTTGGCGCAACTACCACTCCAGTATCGGACACCTCTACTCCAGAGAGAGATAAGCAAGAGGTGCATACCCAAGTTGCTGGAGCAACATCTTTAGACTCGTATCAAAGGGCATATGGAACAAACACTAAAGACGAAATGCAGAGCGTTAACTCTTCTGGTGGATATAAAGAAGCCCTAAAGCACTGGGAAAAAATGATGATGGATACCCAATATAGGGATAAATCATATAGAATGATTAGAGCTTTTCCAACCTACATGCTCTGGCTAATAGATGAAAGTTATTTTTCTGGAACAAAATTGTTTGATAACTTCTATGGATTGCAGTCTGTAATTGACTTTTCAATAGTTCAATCAGAAGACATTTTGGGCGATACGTTAATACTTAGGCTATCAAATACTTATTCTAAGTTATCAAAACCAGAACTAACTGTATCAGATCTTGTTTCAGCAGGTAATGCAAACGGCGTTGTTACAGACATAACTGCAGGTTCTGCGGCCTTAATAGATACTCTATTAAATGTGTCTAGAAACTTTGCTACACATTTTCATTCCAAATATGTAACTGAGATAGAAAACATGAGACTAAAGCCAGGCGTAAGAGTTCACCTAAGGGCTGGTTATGGCTCTAACCCAAATAGTCTAGATACTGTATTTAATGGAATTATAACCCAAGTTGAATTAGGGGAAATTGTAACAGTAACATGTCAGTCAGATGCGATAGAGCTAAGTCCAATTATTAACTCATCAAATAAAAAAGGTGACAGTGGAAAAATAGACGGAGGCATAAACACAGGAATGTGGCTGTCTGAGCCAAGAGACTTAATGATTAGACTATTGTCTATGGGATCATCAAGAGTTAGAGAAGCTTTTGCTCACGCAACAAGAGGATCTGTGTTCTCTGAGAATAAATTTGGCATTAGACACTTTGGTTCAATTCTTTATGAACCTTTGACTGAAAGAGAAAAAATTCAAGCAAGTCAATACAGAAATGTTGTAGCTGATGCTTTTAATGTTATGTCTAATAACCCTTTTACTGGAACTGCTGGTGTTGTTGGAAACTCTTTCGCCAATATGGCTTCTTTAGGTGGTTTTGAGTCAGCTGGCGGCAGCATGAGAACTCCAGTGTTTGGCATGATGCAAATGATGATGACAAGTTTTTCAACACAAAGAGATATGGAAATATTTAAAAGAAATATTTATCCAGGAAATGGTCTTGGAATATCTCAATTTATGGGCGGAGATATTGATGATGGCTGGTCAGTTCTTGCAAGCGTCGATCCAAGCGAGATTGAAAATCAAAAATTTGGTTACCTAGATAGGTTAAGTGACTCTTCGTGGAATCGTTTAATACAGGCTTCAGAAAGAGAGATGAATGCTGGTGCGTCTAGCGTATTAGGTTCAGTTACTGCATCAAGCAAACTAGTTGATTCTTCTAAGGCTATTGGAACCTCTCAGGTTCTTGGCGGTCTTGCTATTGCTGCACTAGCTGCTCCAGTTGGGGCTATTGCAGCACCTGCCGGAATCACCGCCTCTATAGTGGGAGGAGTAGGGGCTGCAGCAGGAGGTGGTGGTCTTGGCTCTATTTTAACAAAGAACCTTGCAGGAAGAGGTACGGCTAATTTGTTTAAGACAATGGGTCTTGTTTCCGATCTTGATGATGACATATATGATGAAGTTTCTTTTAGGGCACAAACTTACATGAGATCTGTTTGGGACATGTTCCAACTTTGCGCAAGACTTTTGCCAAACTATATAGTTGCAGTAAGGCCGTTCGAAGATAGATCAACAGTTTTTTATGGCAAGCCACACTGGTTATATACTTCTGGGGTTTATCCAATCTCTACTGGTTTTCATATTGAAAGTGCAGATTCAGACGTTGATGGTCCAGTATGGTCTGGTCCAGATTATGTTATGAATGAAATCTTAAACAAAATAAATAAAGAGTCAAGCCCACTAGCAGACTCTAATGCATTTAGTGATTTAAGCGAATCAAAACTATCTGGCATGATGTCGATATTTGGGGAAAATACACTAAAGTTTCAAGATATATTTAAAGCTGGTGAACCATTAAATGGTCAGATAATTAATTTTGGAGACGTTGACAGAAACAAATATTATGTAGACGGAGAGCTAAAATCTGTTTTACCAGTAAATAAAGGAAAAGTTCAAGTAGGATTCCACTTGCCGTTTGGTGTGGCTGGTGGAATTGAAGCTCCTATTCAGAATGATCATAAGCAAGCAGATTTCTTGCCCATGAGATTTAGATACCCATTCTTTACAAATAGAAGTAGTGGAACATTAAACTCTCTTGATTTTGATAAAATCTTAAAACTTAACAGTCAAGAAGATGTAGAGCAAAGAATTGCTAATATAGTTGAGATTTCAAAGTTTGAAAAAGATCTTGTTAGCAAAGAGGGATCAGAAACAAAATTAGTTTCAACTAATACTAGTGGAGAAAAAGTTTTAAACTTTAATTTTCCATTTGGTCAATATCTTGCAGCTTCCCAGTTTGCTGATGGTTTGGCAAACGAAGCTGCGTTTGATCCATCTGGTTTTTCTATCGCAGAAGGATCAAGCGTAAGTTCCTTGGCTAAAGTGGCAAGTCAAACAATTCAAATGCCACTACCAATAGTAAATAAAGCTACATTTAATGATGATTTGGTTAATGTAGATGGAAAGTTTGAGTTCATTGATGGACTAAAAGATGTTTATGGAGATGTGGATAACGCTTTTAATCTACAATTAGCAAATCCGTCATTGCCACTTAATTTTACAGAATGGTCTACACCAATAGATGCAGATCACGAGCAGTTCTATATTGCAATGAGGTGGCCATATAATCCCTTAGAAACAAGAACTAATCCAGATGAGTATAGTCAAGATGAACAAGTTAGAAATAAAGTTCTTGAAGAATTTAAAAAACAATATAATTTTACTAATCAAGAATTAGTTGGCTCTGCAGATGATTATAAAAAGAGAAAAGTTCTTGTATATAATCCAGACTCAAAACAAGCTGTAGTATGCGCACCAGCTTATTTCTTGTGGAGCGACTCAGATCCAAATGGATCAAACAAAACAGAAGCTATTGTTTCGCCAGATGCTGCTCTATTCTTAGGTCTCTTAATTAATGAAGACGGCGAAATATTATCTCCAACAGAAAATCTTCCAGATGTTTATGATGAAAGTGGAGTTTTAGCAGACTCATGGGAAACAATAGGGATGTCAGAAGCTTCATTAAAAGAGTGTCATTTTACTTTTGTCCACGACGATGTACCACTAGGTGTCGTGACCAGTGCATTCAATCCAGCAAAGCAATTTTATAGTAGTCAAGCTGGAGAAACATATGAATCAGAAACTTTTGCAATTGGTTTTGGAAATTTTGTTGTAAAAAATAATTTTGACATAACAGACGAAGAAAGCACAAGAGCAAGAAGAACTGACGTAAGCTACAAGTATGCGGAAAATCCTTTTAAAGACAAATCAAAATTTACTGGCTTAAAGAGTAATACTTTAATACCAAATGAAAACCTTTCTTCTGCAGAAGCAATTATTATTACTCAAGATCAAAAAGCATATCTAGCTTCTCTCTCTAGTGGCGGTAACTATCGTTATTATTTTGATAATATTCGTTCAAACGAATTAGATAAGCTTAAAGAACAAACTCTAATAGACTTATTAGATAGTCAAGATGGAATTGACACAGGAGAAAAATTAATTGGATCTAGCGAAGATTTTAAAGCAGTGTTTGATCCATCAGATACAGTATCTGTCACTGCAAGAGGATTCTATGACGAAAGCTTTGATGCACAAACAAAGGTAATTGCAGGTAATGGAAGAAGTGTTGGTCAGGCACAATGGATTTGGAATCAATTTAGAGTTGGCTATCATACATATGAAAGTGTAAAAAATATCTTTGCAGAGATATATGGTCTTGATCCAGACGAAGATGACGCAGCATCATCGCACCCACTAATTGCTTTTTTAAGCGGCTCTCAAACGACTGGTTTAATAAAAGAATTTGAAGAAGACAAAGTTTGGTCTAATGAATTTAATTCATTGTTGGGAGCAGACTGGATTGGCAATAACGTTGATTCTCAAGCAGCATCAAAAAATCAAGCACTTTACAAAGCAGCAGAACAGTATCTTGATTCTGGTGTTAGCGGAAAAAATGAAGAAGGTGTAACAATTGATGAAAATGATGGGGTTATAGATTATTTTAATAATTTAATAAAAGAAAGAGCAACCTTTATACGCGATGCCGTTAAGTCAAATGCACAGTTGTTAAGCTCTGTTTCTTCAACCGGTGCAGCATCAACTACTGCAACAAGTGCAGATGGAACAGAGTTCTTAACAGATGATCAAAAAGCTGACGAATTCTTTAAAAATATTAAAACTCCAAAACAATTATTCTTATTGTTGGTTGGACTTTTTAGAGACCAATTATGGAGAGATCCATATTCAAGAGCCTGGGTAGTACTTAAGCCGGATCGCAAGAGGTTTGTCATGGGCGATGACGAGCAGATGTCTGACAGTTGGAGCTTTAGGCCGTTTGATAAAATTTGGCAAGCTTACATTGACTATAATGGTACATACGGAAAAGACGCTTCAAAATTCAAAAAACTCTTAGAAGCAAACTCAGGAGAAGGCAACGCTGCTACAAACTGGATGAGCGGAATGTGGGAGGATACAACGAATTTTTGGAACAAAAACATTGGTCCTATGTTTACAGTATTTCAAAGCGCCATAGGAAATCTTTTAAACTTGACTAAGATGTCTTTGGCTCAAATGGGATATGGAGTAACTGAACACGACAACTTTGCAAAGCAGGCTAATGTTTTAAATAAGGCATATAATGATTCTTTATACTATTCATTAGGAAGGCCCGGTTCTCTTTTGAGGGCTGTAGACAATCCGTTCACAAGGGAATATGGAGAACCTGTTGTTGAGATTAGAGAGCCGTTCCAAAGAATACATTTAATTAACTCTTTTAATCATATCCTTGCAAACGGAATTCAAGAAAACATAGGTGGCGTAGCAACACAAATAACTGCAGTTTCAGATGGGCAATATCCAGTAACCGTTGCCCTTGATAAGGCTGCACCGCCAGAAAGACAAGTTGAAAAAACAATAGAAACAGGTTTATACTTTGATAATATTAGAGGTTCTGGATTTTGGGGAGTACTGCATCCAATTTTTAATCCAATAGAAACAATAAGAGGAATATCAAAGTTTGCATCCGGAGAGCCAGATGAACTAACCGCAAGAAGGGTTGGTTTAGCTCACTTAAAAGAATCAATAAAAGATATATATAGTGGAGAAATAACACTAATAGGCGACACATCTATTAGGCCTCATGACTTAGTTTATCTAACAGATTCTTATGAAAGAATATATGGAATTTTTGAAGTAGAGCAAGTTGTTCACCACTTTACTCCAGAAATGGGATTTGTTACTTCCATCACCCCCAATGCATTTGTTAACGTTAATGATCCAGCAAGATGGTTTGCTTCCAGCTGGATAGGGAGCAGAATGAACCATCAAAGTGTTAGAGACCTAGCTAGAAGAATGCTTTCTTCTGAGACCGCTAACTCACTTATCGGTGCAGACGGAACTATTTCAATTGATAATCTAGCACAATCTCTTGGCCCCCAAATGACTGGTGGAATGATGTATACACATGGACACTCAGCTTTGGTTAAGGATATTATTGCTAACACAGCAGCAGACGCAATTCCAGATAAAGCAGAACAAATAAAAGCAAAAATAAAAGCATCGACAGGAAAACAAGATGGAGACCTAGGTGGGGCGATATCTATGGTAGTAGGAAGCATGGCCTTAACTGCAGCAACCACAGCAGCCTCAGCTCTTTTCGCTCCATTTACTTTAGGAACATCTCTTGCTGTGGGCTTTTCTGCAGGAGCCATAGCAAGCGATCTATTATGGAGCGGATGGAAATGGACAAGAGATAACGTTCTCGATCAGCATGGGTGCTACGTTCAGTACTTAAATAGAAATGGACAGCCAATGGACGCCGGATTGTCATTTAATCAGGGAATGGTTGTTGGACGAGCACATTCAAAGAAACTAATTCCACAGATTCTTGGAGTAAGGACAGCAGTAAGAACAGAAGAAGGTTATTCATATGTCAGAAGTGATGACATATTTAGAAGTCTTGGATGGAAAGAAAAAGAAATTAATGATTTAGTTAGACATGTCAGCTTAGAAAATGCGATAGTCAACGCACAAATATTAAAATATTCAGGAATAGGACCAGAAAAAACTGGATTCAATCAATTCTTTAAAGTAATAGGAACCGTTTCCCATGTGGTTGACGGTGACACTTTTGACGTTGTAGACGTAATAACAAATAAGACATTTAGAGTCAGATTTGAGGGAGTCAACACGGCTGAATTGGCTCAACTAAATATTAATACAGCCTTAGAAGAAACTTTAATACTCGAAGAAAGTCAAAAGTTTTTCAATCCCCTTTCTGCTGCTGGGCAAGCATTGCTTTTCACTGCCGATGCAGTTGTTGGTAAAATGGTTGTTTTAAGAATAGCAGTTTCACCAGATAATAGAGACATACTTTCTGCTGAAGACTTAGAAGCAGGCGCAGAGGCTAATGATCCAGAAAGATATCAAAAAGCAGCAAAGTCAGGAAGGTGGCAATCTGATAGCGATAGATATATGGCAACTATATTCTATAGAACAGATTCGAATGTTCAAGCAGGTGCTATTGAAGATGTAAGAAATATTTTTATCAAAAACGTTTCTTCATCTGATATGGCAGAAAAAGCAAAACAAGAAATTAAAAAACGTTTTTATCCAAGGTCACCCATAGAAGCTAACTTTGATAAAATATTTAACAAGATAAATAGTATGTCTAGTTTGACTAATTATTTCTTTGATAGTGGTCCGTCTGACCCACTTTATGGAATGTCTGATTCAAACAAAAGAGCATTCTCAACATTAGTAGCAATGCTGATACTATATAAGATATACGGAGTTGCTTCCGAGTGGCCAATGGTTGGATGGGATGAGTACTATCCAGATGGAACACCATACACATTGAACTGGGACCTGGTAGAAAAAGGTCTAGCAAAGGTTTACACAAAGGGCCTTCTATATGTAGACAGTCCAGCAGTACAGGATCCGTCTAAATTGGTTCCAACTATAACAAAGGTATTATAAATATGGCTTCTGATTTTAATTTTAACTTAGATGATCTCGCTGACGGCAAATCAATAACGTCAAAAATTAAAAGCTCCTTCTACCCAGAAAATCAACAGCTCATAAAGGGCACTTCTGCATCTATGGATGGAGAGGTTGGTAGGACCTTGATGTCAAGAGATCCAGTGAAAATTATTCAAGGGGATGGAATATTTAGAAATCCAGCCTTTCCAGTAGCGGGATATGAGCAAAACACTAAATCAGCAATGCATACAATACTATCTATGGGTGCAGACATCGACGACCAGACACAAGTTCCAGATCCTGATGATCCAACTAAAACACTAAAAGGTTCTCAGGCTAGAATGGAAATAGCTAGAAAGTCCGTTATGTCTACAGGATTTGCTCCTGGTGGCTTTGATCAAGCTGTAAAAGCATTTATTGCCCCCTCGATAAGTCCAGCAACAGGTGGATCTTCTACCACTGGAGGAACGGGTGGCACAAGTAGTGGAACTGGTACCGTAACAACCTCTACTGGGGCGTCTCAACCACACTCTACAGCATCTTATGGGACTTCTGGAACCGCTCAAGTTATGAATAACGCTACTAGAAAAATACTTTTTGCAGATGAAATGGACGAAGCAGAAAGAGCAATATACGACAAAAAGGTTGCGGAGCTGTTAAAGAAAACTAATTTTAAAACAGAGGGCACTGGAGACATTACAGTTTTTAAACAAGGCTTTAAACTAAGCTTTGATAAAAATGGAACAGTCAATGGAGTTACTACGGCAAAAGCAAAAGCGAATCCACAAAATCTTGGTAGCCTAGGTTTCGACATACACCATAGTGGTTATTATGTCGAAAAGAATGGCACGTATAAGTACATGGAAGATAAAATTACAGGTCTTGGAACAGGCGAAAAGCAAGTAATGATGTCTCCTACCTTAATTGAATTTCTTTTACGAATTACAGATACGCTTTATATTATGGGCGACTCAGGAGTATGGAGAGGAATAACAGGTCCTAATTTTAGTAAGCTAACGCAAAGCAATAACGGAGTTAGTGACCACTCCTTTGGTAGAGGTTTTGATATTAAAAAAATAGGCTTAACTACAGCTAATCAATCTTATGTTTTGAACAATCCAGTTCCACCACCTGGAAAGTATCTTATAGCATTGGATCTTTTCCTGTCTCATGTGGAGCAACTTCCTCAAGAGCTTCATCCAGACTTAATAGTTGTAAGCGAACAGCTGGAAACAGAGCTTGGAATAGTTGGAGGACTTGAATCCTCTAATTCTCCAATTAGGCAGAAGCATCCAAATCTAGCTCCTTTCGTCAATATTCACTGCGATAAAAGCCACGCTAATCATATTCATGTTAGTTGGAGCTCAGCCAGATGCGGTTCGTTTGCAGTTCCTACAACCACTACACCATCAACCCCTGGTCAGTCTGGATCTGGTACGGTATCTAGTGCTGGTGCTGCGCCTGCGCCTGCAACACCACTTTCTTCCGATATGATTACAAAGCTTAAAAAAGAGTATTATACTGGAGATGATGCTCTCACTGCTATGGATATATTTAGTTTTTTATATAACTATGAACAAACAGAGAACAGACCCAGAAGGAACAATAGGACTAAGGACAAAAAAGGGCGGAGCTGGTAGACAATATTACGATAGAAGAGCTTTTGCTCCTATAAATCAGATTTCTTTTTTAAGAACAAAAATAGGTAAGAAAACAGATGTTTCTGATATTGTGAATTCAATGGATAATGGAACAAGGAATGGAATATTTGCTCCTTGGGGCGCAGTTTATCTTGAGCATAGTTGGATTTCTGGACTGGATTATGAACTAATTAAAAAAGTTTTTACACAAGGAACAGGTAGAGATTCATCCGAGCTAGATGCCTGGGTTTTGGCAAGCGTTCCAGCAAATTCTGATGCAAGGAAAATAGATACAACAGATCAAAATGGAAGACAAAAAATAGAAGTGTTTGTAAAAGATTCTAAAAAATATGAAATTATATATAAGTAAGAGGTGTATTAATGGCTATTAATTATCCAAAGTTTGATCAAAAAATTAATAATTTAATTCAAGACTCAAAACTTCAACAGTCAAAAACAAGACCAGCAACTATAGTTGAGTTTGACAAAATGTCAAACACTGCTACTGTTATTTTAGACGAAAGATATGCCGGCACAGTAGGAGATGTTATGGATAGAGTACCGTGCCCATTTAACTACGGCATTCAGGGGGTCTCCCCACATCCTGGAACTAGATGTATTGTAGCATTTAGAAACGATTCCGAAAGAGATCCGTATATAATCTCAATTATAGCCGATGCGTACGATACGGTAAAAACAATTAAAAATAATTCAGTTAATACTGGTATACCAAAGTTCATGATTTAGTATGATGGAAGAACCAATAGATAGAGCTAGACAGTCTTTTAGCGAAGTAACAGAATTAAGAAAAAGAAAAGAGTTTTCTACAAGAGAAGTTGGAATTAACCATCCAGATAATAATGGTTTTTTAAGAATAAACGACGCTGGAGAAATAGAAATATTTGCAGCTCCTGGAATAGGTATTGTTATAAGTCCGAGTACAAGAGCCATATCTTTTTTTGCCGATTCAATTAAATTTTATACTAGAGAAGACGATGGTTTAAAATGGAACAACTCTTCATTTAATCCTGCCTCAGACGTATATAATGAGCCAGCACTAGTGCGAACAAGTGACTTTCATCAAAACCCAGCTTTTTATAAAATAGGTCATTATTTAAATAATTTAGACCAACTTGATGAGATAGAATCTGTTTCTCCTATTACTATAGGTGGTGACTATGGTTTAGGCTTAGTTCCTGGGCAAGAAGATAATTTCTTTACTCCAGCTGTTGAGCCACAGCTAAGCGAGTCAGATCAGGCTTTATTGGATAACTACATGAAAACCCATTCTGATACAGAAATCAGGATGTTAAAATATCTTTTAATAAATGGATATTCTTTTTCTGAGGCGACCAAGAAGGTCGAAAATAAAGATTACACTGTGGGAAATAATATGGAAGATTTTCCCTGGATAGAAAATGATTTGGAATAAGGATGTCTGATTTTTATTTAGATTTATCTGGTGATTTAAAAATATCTCCCAATAAAGATATAGCAATGACTCAAAGTAGGTCGCAGAACGATATACAGCAGATATACCTTAGGCTTATGACTGAGCCAGGTGATTTCTACATTTACCCCAAGCTTGGAACAGAGCTTAACATTCTCTACGGAATGCCACAAAGCCAGGCAACTGGAGAAATGGGTAAGCGCTTAATAAGGGAAGCGTTGTTAAGAGAGGGCGTTTTTGCTGATAGAAAGATTTCAATAACAGCAGTGCCAACCTCTAATAATTCAATAAGATTTGATGTTCATATTGAAGACAACTCTGTTGATCCAATAACAATATCTGTAACTCAAGAAATTTAAAATAGGAGATAGAAATGCCTGTCATATACAATAAATCAAAAGATCAGATACTTTCAAAAATCCTATCTTCTCTTCAGCAAAATGCTGGCATAACAGCAACATATCCAGGATCTGTTGCTAGAGCATTGGCAGAGGCTATGGCCGTTGAAATTGGAGACTTGTACGAGGCAATTAAATTTAGCGTTGAACAGACTTCTTTGTCTATGGCATCTGGAAGATCTCTTGATTTAATAGGTGATCTTTATGGAGTTTTTCGTAGATCTGTTTCAGAAGATTTGCAACAAGAAAGAGCTAGTTTTAATATATCGTTTTCAATAGATGCACCGCACTCGTCAAACGTTGTAATTCCAAAAGATACTTTAATATATAATGATGTCACAGATTTTTCTACTGTTCAATATCAATATAAATTAGTCGATGCAGCAACAATTATTGCAGGAACAACTAGAGCATTCGGTAGAGTGATACCAAACTTTAGTAGCACAGATTTCACTGCATCAAAAGGAACTTTGACTAAACATAATTATATAGCACCAAGTGGCATTATCGTTTATTGTACGAATACTAAAGAAATCTACTCTATGATTAATATGGAGTCAGATGATATGTATAGAAAACGAATAGTAAAATCAATTAAAGCAAACTCTTTTGGCACAGCTGAGTCTCTAAGAATGAGAGCTCTAGGAGTTCAGGGAGTAAGAGATGTTAGGGTTAGAGAGTCTAGTTACGGTTTAGGATCTTGTGATATTATTGTGGTTCCAGAATCACAAAGAATATCAACAAATTTAGTTAATAGTATCTTCAATTCTTTGTCTGAAGCAAAGCCAGTAGGGATTAAGCTTAATGTCAGAATTGCAGAAAGAGCACCAGTACACGTTGCTGTAAGCATAGTTCTTCCATCTGGAGTAGGTGCTACAACTGCAACAGGTATAGAAAATCAAGCTTCTTTATTTTTAAGATCATACTTGAATTCAAGAACAATAGGTGATAGTATATCTAATGGAGATATTGAGTCAATCGTTAGGTCTTCTTCTGATTTAATCAAATCAGTAAACGTTTTAAGCGTTTCTGTAAATGGTCAAGAAGTTCCTAAAGGAATGTTCACTATAAATGACGATAGACAGTATATGGTAGCTGGATCTGTATCTGTATTTTCTGTTATAATGTCTTCCATAACTTATTAATCAGAAAGTGATACAAATGAAAGAAAAGTACTTTCTTGTCACCAACAAGTCTATTGTAAAAGCTAAAAACATGACTCATGCAAAAGCTTTGATTAGCGGTGACGAAACGGTTCCAGGAACCATAATGACCGATAATATAACTTCAAGAGAAGTAGACGAAAGTAACGCATCATCGTATTTTTCTACAATCTCAGAAGAAGATACTCTTGAAGATGAATATGAGGATTATAGAGATGCAGGATTGTCTATGTCGTCAGTTCCTTCGTCTACTATTGATTTTCTTAGATCAGAAAACAAAAAACTTGCCAGACAAGTAGATAGATATAAGAACATCAAAGAAGAGGCATCGCACCTTGTGTATCAAGCAGCTTTTGATGCTTTCAGTAACTTTGATCTTCCAAAGATTTCAAAGCCAGTTCTTACCAAAAAAAGAGCAACTCCAGAAACAGCAGTTGCAGTTTTTGCTGATTGGCAGTTAGGTAAAGTTACATCAACTTACAACTCCGATGTATTGGCAAGAAGAATTGAGCAATACACCGAAAAGATGATTGAGATCGTAAATATCCAAAGAGCCCATCATAATGTTGACAATTTGCATGTGTGGCTGCTAGGTGACATTGTAGAAGGAGAAGAAATATTTCCTGGGCAAAGTCATTTATTAGATGCTGGCTTATATCGACAGGTTGGTATATACGGTCCAGAAATACTAACAAAGTTCATAACAACAGCACTTGAAAACTTTGAACACATTCACATTACTGGTGTTATCGGAAATCACGGTGCCGTTGGTGGAAGAGCAAGAAAGCAGCACGATCCAGAAACAAATATGGATAGGTTATTGTATAAGATTGTTCAGTTGATATTTAAAGATGAGCCAAGAGTAACGTTTAATATTCCAGATGGTCGCGGAGAAAGAAGTTTTTACGCAGTGGATACAATTGGCAGCTACTCAAGTTTGTTAATCCATGGAGATCAAATGCCATCCCCTACAGCATTTCATGCTTACTATAAGAAAATTATGGGATGGAAAGACGGTGCAATACCAGAAAATTTTGAAGATGTATTTATGGGCCACTATCATCAGCAGGTAAAGGTTACTATTGGAAGTGGTTTGTTGAGAATTTCTGGATCACCAGAAAGTAACAACACCTATGCACAAGAGTATTTCTCGTCTATGAGTAGACCATGTCAACACTTAATGTTTGTTCATCCAGATAATGGAGTCACTTCCGAGTACTCAATATGGCTTGATTCAGTATAGGAATAAATATATAAAAAATGAAAACCTATTTTTTAGCTTTAGTTAATACAGATTTTACAATTAATCGGAAACAAGTGGGTTTCTGATTCATTTGATCTATATTCAAATAGGTTTTACACAAA